TAATCCGCCAACTGAATTTTGCAACCCGATAGCACCAGCGCCAGCCTTTTTAAATGCAGCGTCCGAACTTGATGCAAAGCGCTTATTATTAGACTCCATTTTTGCCAAAACTGAGGAAAAACGGTCTACTGCGGAAAATCGAGCTACTGCGGAAAATGAAGCCATTAACTTAAATGTTTAATAGCTCCAAATATAGTCAATTTTTAATAAAAAAATCCCACCTTTTACAAGATGGGATTAATTTATTTTGCCTTTAACTGCTTTTCGTGATCAAGAATATCTTGATACCAATAATATAATCCTTTGTGATCAATTTGATCTAAATATAATTCGTCGATTACCGACGGCGTCCATTTAAAAAAACGAACCACGGATTTAACAACATTATCAAACCCGTGTTCCGTCTCATCTACAAAAAATAAACAGCGATTGCAGTCGCTATATCGTAATCTTCGCCAGACTCTAATTTTTTGATCACTCCTAAAGGGTTGTTTGTAAGTGCTGCAATATAGCCTATTAAGCGCCCCTCACCATCTTTTGCATCAATACTTTTTGTTGCATTTTGGCGTTGTCCTGCATTTAATCTTAATGAATAATCAAGAGTTTTAACCCCTTCGCCTTCATTGGTCGGAAAAATTAAAGATTGCGTAAGGGTGTTGTCCTCATTAACCACTAAAAGCCCATCGCTAATAGCGCCAATTAATATTTCTTCGTGATCTTTGTGAGTCTCACGTTTACGGTCGCTAATTTTGCGAGCTATTAACCATTTTTCAAAATCAAGTGTTGCTTGATCAATTGATACTTTTACCATTGCTTTGCTGTTTATTATGTTAATAAAAAGGTAGCTAATCTTTGTAGAAAATTAGCTACCCCATGAAAATTTATGCTATTCTCTCTAGTTTTCCACCGCCTGAGCACTTGAAACTATTGATTAAACCAGCATTTTTATTGCCTTTGATATCGCCAACTATTGCGCCAGTACCTTTGAAAACTGCGCCGTCAATAAATGTAAACACAAATGTTTGTTCTGCAATTTCATCAGCTTTTAACTGCAATTCTATCAACGTATCAGGCTCTAAACTCCAACCACATGGCGGAACTGGAACACTCCAACGTTTGCGGTTTTTAACCACAATGTTAGACCCAGAGCCCGTCACTGAGTCGTCGGAATCTGCATTTACATAACCTCCAATGTCAATATCCGCATCTTCAGAACCTTTCGGATCTAAACGAAGAGAGCCAGTTGTGGCGCTTGTAATTACTACCTCTATTAAATCGCCTCCTGTATACATACTTTAATTTTTAATAAGTTGAAAAATTAGCTTCCGCCGTGGTCGATGCAACGTTAACGATTCCAGTCACTTGATACCTAAAGAAAGTATTAAATCTATCTGGATTAGAGGATGGAACCTGTACGGTTGTTGAGTTCTTCGAAAATGCAGCATCAGAAATGATTGCACGGGCTGCCAAATCCTTAAACATTTCAAACAATTGAGCTTTCCATTCACGCGGTTTAATAACATCAGAAACGTTAATAAAGTCGTCGTCTTTAGCAATCGCTTTATCCTTAACGTGCATTTGTTCTTGCAAAAAGTAGGCAAAGCGAACATTCCAATGTATGCCCATAAGGCGCACGGGTCTAAACAATAGCACCATCTCTCCGTCTGGACGGTATGTGGTTATAAAGTCCTGCACTTGATAAACACCATTAACTAGGTCAACAGTCGAGGCACCTTTTTTACTCAAGAAATCACGGCTTTCATAATCTGCCATATCGCCAATAAGTCCGTCGATGGGAACTGGCATATCTGGGTAAGATTGACCGCCTATACCTAGGTGTGGCGTGTCTTGCATAGTGCGAGCAGTAAGTAAAGCCCCATTTGCAGCAGCCTCCCACGAAAACCCCTTAGAGTTTGGGGCTGGGCAAAGCACGTTTGTAACTTGATTTTTGCGCGCTTCGATGCCAGTAATTGCAACAATATCGTCTTTATCGCTTAGAGTTGAACCCCAACATGCAATAAACGGTTTAAAAACAATACCCGTATAACGTCCTGTAGGATTTGATGCCGACGGGGTGCCGTTAAATGTTTCTAATGTTGCAAATTTAGCTTCGCCGTAAGAATTTATAACAATAGTATTCCATTCGTTACCAAATCTAAGCAAAGAATCTGATATCGACTCAGTCCCAGCACCAGCCACTTTAGCGCCAACCGAGTAGGTTAACCCTGCTGAATCGCCCTGTGTTGCAATTGCAACGCTTAATTCCGCCGACGTTAATCCGTACCATTTGCTAGTAATTGCCACTTTGCCAGCACCCAAACTTGCTGTAATTGGCGAATTGCGAACGTTGTTAACGCAATCAATAATTTTTGCGTGAATTGCGGCTGCGTTGTCCGTAGATGCAATAACAAATTCGTAAAAGTCACCATCTACATTATCGCGTCCGTTTATAATTAAACGGTGTGCGATATTTTTGTTAGGAGTTCCCGAAACTGTAATATCGGTTGTGGTTGCTGTCGAACCAACACCCTCTAATTGTGGATATAAAACGGTAGGAATACCGCCAATACCGCCACCAAAAATAGGGCGCAAAATTCTTGCAATTTGATGAGCTGGCGAACCAAAGCCAGCCAACACAGCAACTTCATTCGCACTTGTAAATTCAATTGGATCTGTGCCAACCGTTGCTTGATTGGCATGATTTGCAGGCGCTAAAATAGCCACACGAATAGGCAAATTTACTCCAGAAACGTTTTGCGCTCCCTTTTTAATTGCATACCCTACAACGCGGCTTATTCTCTCGGCACCTACTGCATTCGAAATATCTGCCATATTAATTTTGTATTACTTGATAAAAAAATCCTTTATCTGATCCCTCTAATTTGACTGTAGTATTCAATTGGGAATAAGGTATTGCATTAGCTGCAACCAATAACGACACTGTTTTAATCGTAAATTTAACGCGTAAAATACTGAATCGGTTATCGTTCGTCATTTCTGCCATTCCAGACTCAATACTTTGTACCTCTGTTCGATGAACATATCCCTTTAATGTAGATCCTAATGTGGCATAAACTGGACTATCTAAAATAAATTGAATAGTTCTCGCAATTTGCCATGTACTATCCGAAACTAATTTATCTGCGTCCTCATCCTCTGTTGAAACCTTAGCGTCGTAAATATCTATCGAATAGATTGGATTAGCCTCTCTCTGTCCTATATTCTTTGTCCCGTAAGCAACCGACTCAATAGTTAAATTTAAGGCAGGTAATTCCGACGCATTAAATGGTCGTTTTCTATCTTGCCAAATCTTCGCAAAGTTTAAATCTTCATTTTCTTGCAAAGTTGATTGGTTTGGAAGTTCTAACAAAAGAATTTCTGCCAATTTATCCCTACATAGTTGAAAATAATCTTTACCTATTGTATTGTTAATTAGTGCCATAACGTCCCAAAGTACATATTATTAAGCCTAAAGTTTCGGAAGGTTTGGTTTGAACTATTTTAAAGGTTCGTGCCGTTCCAGTTCCATCCGTCCATGTTGCCAACCATCCATCCAAATTTACATTACCTTTTGCATTTCTAGTCGTTAACCCTAAGTTGGTTAATTCGTTTTCCGAAAGAGTAATGTGTGAATTGGTTGCATTTATCGGATAACCATTTTCGTCAAATTCGATATTATGCCGTGAAGCTACGCCTTTTGTAATGGTTGGATCAAGTGCTCCGAGTGGTAATAGCGTAATTGATACGCTAAAACCACCCCTTGCAACTATCTGCCTTGCATCTCTTATAGCTCGTTCAATTGACATCTACTATTTTTTAGATTCCTCTTTGGATTCTTTTTTAGACTCATCTGCCTTAACCTCTTCTTTAGATTCAGTTTTGGCGTCATCTTTTTTAGATTCCTCTTTGGATTCTTTTACATTTAATTCAACAATAGAGCCGTCTTTTAACAGACGGTCTATGTTTTCGATTTGATCTTCGTTGCACTCCTGAGAGTAGTTAAAAAGGTTCTTACCTTTACCCGAGATCTGCGTACAAATTACTTTGAACTTTCTCATTATGCTACGACTTGAGAGTTATAAATGGCATCTACTTGAGTAGGGATTGGCACACCAGCCGATTTAACCCAGAACTCGTGATTCATTGAGCGCTGATCAACAAAGTTATCAACCATAAACTCACCACTTGCATACTCAACATACTCAGGCATTGCGATAGATCCAGTGCTACGAACAATGCGAGGCACACCGCCATAAACGAATGAAAAACTCATTTCGTTTGGAAGTACTACCATTTGTTCGTCTGCAATATATGGCGTTTTACCAGTTTTGTCAGTGCCAGCAGCATTGTAAAACTGAGGATAAGACCACATGTTAAACACAAAAGACCCAGCAGTAACACGGCCTAAAAGAACTCCACCAGAACCAAACATAATTGGTGATGAAATTTCAGAAAGCTTCCAAGGCAAAATACTGTTCTTTTTTTGAACAATAGGATTGTTTACAAACGCATTCCAAGCTTTAGCGCCTAAGATTACGTTAAACTCACCGCCCATATAAAGGCCTTGAGTTCGAATAAACTTTGCAGCAACTTCTAGCGTTGTGTGAGGATCTACTGCAGCTTCAGTCCACCAATTTCCAGCTCCCAGAACTCCTTTAGATGCACCAGCTCGGAGAAAATCTATATTATCACCATTTTTAAGGGTAACAATACCAGTTGTAAATACTTGAGCTGAC